CCTGCCATCGCGCTTTCTCGCGGGGACGAACACGAATTCGACGATCAAGCGGAAGCGCTGCGCCTGGTCGACGCGACCTATGCCCGTCCGGCAAATCCCGATGCGGCCGCGGCACTCAACGCTTACCGGGCCGAAGTTGCCGCCGAAGCCGAGGCCGAGGCGAAGCGCGCAGCGGCCGATGAGAGCCGGCGCCTCGAGGCGCTGTTCGGATCTTCGATTCTCCCGTCGGAGATCGAGATCGCCGCAGGCAAGACGTGCTCGCTTGGCGATGTCGTTCGTGGCGCTTTCGTTGAGAGTGGTCTCACTGTCGAAGAGTGGAACGCCCTGGCTGAAGAGGAGCGCGAACAGCGCCTCCAGGCCGTGATCGATGCGATGAAGGCGGAAGCCGTTGTGGCGGAAGAGTCGGTCGACGCCCCGGCCGAGAAGCCCGCGAAGAAGTCGGCGAAGTAAGCCACCGGCATGTGGTTCGCCCCGGTCATCGTCACGCCGGCGGCGGCCGAGCCGATCACACGCGATCAGGCGAAGGAATTCCTGCGCCTGGATCCCGACGATACGGGTTTCGACACCGAGGTAGATGGCTGGATCGCGGCAGCGCGTGACGATGCCGAGCTGATCACCTCGACGCGGCTGATAACCCAAACGGTCGATCTAGCCTGCTGCTGCTTCGCCGAGCTGATCGCCCTGCCGATCGGGCCGGTCTCCGCGATCGGCTCGATCAAGTACCTGGATACCGCGGGCGACGAGCAGACGCTCGATGCGGCGAGCTATGCCCTGTTCGGCGCGGGCCTGGCTCGCGGTGTTCGGCTCAAGCCCGGCTACACCTGGCCGACAGTGCTCGACGCGCCGGACGCCGTCCGCGTCAGGCTAACAGTCGGCTACGGTGCCGACGGCGGCGCACTGCCAGGGTCGGTCAAGGTGGCGCTGCTGCGCGCAATTCGCGGGCTCTTCGACGACAAACCGATCGAACTGGCCGAGCTGCTGCACAACCACCGGATCTGGCTGTAATTTCTCAGGGAGAATTATCATGTTCAAGCGCTTCTTCGCGCTGGCGATGACGTGCGCCGCGCTTCTGCTCGGCTCCGCTTCGCCGGCATTCGCGGCCGATCTGACAATCACCGCCGCGTCGGTCGTCAAGGGATCGAACGCCGTCGTCAAGCACGGCACGGCCGGTGCGGCGGTCACCGCCGGCCAAGCGGTGTATTACGACAGCGCCGCGGGGACGTGGAAGTTGGCGGATGACAATTCCGCCACCGTCGCGGCGCGAACGCCGCAGGGATTCGCGCTCCACGCGGCCGCGACCGGGCAGCCATTGGCCGTCCACACCGGGGGCGATCTCACCGTCGGCGCCACCCTGACCGCTGGTGTCGCTTACTATCTGTCCGACACGCCCGGCGGCATTTGCCCGGCCGCCGATCTTGCCAGCGGCGAATATCCGACGATCGTCGGGATTGCGAAATCCACAAGTGTGCTGGCCGTGAGCTTCCAATCCTCGGGCGTCGCTCTTTAGCCCATGGGAACGACGCCGACTGGGCAGCGCGACAAGCGGGTCGCTTTTCAGCGCGCCGCGACGACGCGCAGCGCGGCCGGGCCGGTCAAGGTCTCGTCCTGGGACGAAATTGGCCGCCGCTGGGTCAAGATCACCTACGGCTCCTCGGCCGAGCGCCGCGAGGCGGGCGCCGAGCGGGCCGTGCAGACCGCGACGTTCCGGTGCTTGGCTGACAGCCTGACGCGGACGATCGCCGTTATGGACCGGATCGTGCACGGTGGCCTAGCCTATGATGTGACCGGGATCGCACCAATCGGGCGCGGGCCACATGAATTCGAGTTCACCGGAACCGCAAGCAGGGGCTGATGACAAAGGCTTTTCTGACAGGCTTTCGCGAGCTCGATGCGGCTATGCTTGCGCTGGGCAACTCGGCGCAGGCCAAACGCCTCGGACGCGCTGCGCTGCGCAAGCCCGGTAAGAAGATCCTCGACGCCTATAAGGCGGGTACTGTTGTTAAGTCCGGCCAGCTGGTTGGGAGCGAGACGATGGGCGCCAAGCTGAACAAGCGGCAGCGAAAGCTCACGCCGAGGCCGGGTCCGGACGAGGTCGAGATCCACGTTGGCACGGCCGACCCCGCTGGCATCCAGGAGGAGTTCGGCAACGCGCACCAGGCACCACACCCGTCCCTGCGCCCGGCGTGGGATCAGTTCGGCGGGCTCGCCGCGGTCGAAGAGATCGGGCGCGAACTCGGGCCGATGATCGAACGCGCCGCGAAGCGAGGTGGCAGGGGCTGACATGGCTATGGAGGAAGCGCTGAGAGCGCGGCTTGCCGCGGTGCCGGCGATCGTCGCACTTACCGGCGATCGCATCAGCTGGTTCGGCCGCGGCCGCGCCGGTGGAACTGAGCTGACGCTCTTCGACGTCACCCCGGGTGAGGACTGGACCCACGATGGGCCGATGGCGCTCGTCGAGGCGCGGGTCCAGATCGACGCCTGGTCGGTCGATCCGGACGACGTTCTCGCGCTCTCCCGTGCGGTCAGGACCGAAATGCAGACCGAGGTGACGATCGAGGGTTGGCGGTTCGAGCCTGCCAGCCTCGAGGCGAAGGCATCGACCGACGAAGGCGAACAGGACGGCGGTGACCCGCTGTTCCGCGTGCGTCAGGATTTTCTGTTTTTTCACGAGGAGGCGTAAATGACGAAGCTAGCCAAGACCAGCTTCGGGCGAGAGCTTTGGATGGGGCCGGTCGGCGGCCCGCTGGTCAAGTTCGCCGAGCTCCGCTCGGTCACCCCGCCCAAGCCCAAGCGCGACACCGAAGACGCGACCACTCATGATAGTGACGAGGGCGCAGAGGAGTTCATTCCTCACGGCACCTACGACCCCGGCCAGGTCACCGCGATTTTCAACTACATCATGGGAAGCGACGACGATCTGCGCCTTATTGATGCTTTCGCCGACGCCGAGCTGCGTGATTGGAAGATCGTGCTCAAGACCGCGGCCGGCACGGGCGACCAGACCTTCTCTGGCGCGGTCCTCGAGTACGGTCCGGACGACATGCCGGTGAAGGGCCTGCAGACCTCGAGCCTGATGATCAAGGTCAGCGGGCCGGTCACCCAGTAATGGCCAACGCGTTGAGAGGCGAGGCCTCGTTCAACCATGATGACGAGACGCTCACCGTCGTCTTCGACACCGAGGCGTTCCTGCAGTTCGAGGATGCCACCGGTCTCGGCCTGTTCCAGATCGACCAGGCTCTGGCCAAACTGGGCCTGACCGCCGAGCTGCTGCGTATCGGGCTGCGCGACCGCGACCTGACGCGCGCCGGCGCGGCGGAGATGATCCTCGTCAACGGCGATGCCCGGACCGCAGTGCTCGACGCGCTCGACCGAGCGCTGCCCGACAAGAAGGCGGCCGATACGGACCCTCCGAAGGCGGCGGGGAAGAGTGGGACTGGGAAGATCTCCTAGTCCGCTGGTGCGAGGCGGGCGGCGCGCCGGATGGTTTCTGGCGCTCGACCCCGCGCATCATCCTCGCCGCCGTGCGCGGCTATCACCGGCGCCGCGGATGGCTTGCGTGGCACGTCGCCGCGCTCGGACGAATGGACGGGGCGTCGTTCCCAGAGCTTGACGAGCTGACGGGCGAAGACCGAGAGGTCGATGAACAGGCGGCGCTGATCCGCGAACTGCACGATCTGCGGGTCTGGCAGGCGCGAATGGCCGCCCATGCAAGAAGGATAGGCTCATGAGCGCGTTGATCGGTGCGCTGCGGGTCTCGCTCGGCCTGGATTCGGCGTCGTTCGTCAAGGAAAGTCGCCGCGTTCGCAGCGACAGCGACGCGCTGGGCGACCGGATGGAGAGGCTCGGCAACAAGGTCGGACGCGTCGGCAAAGCTGTCATCGGCGCCGGCGCGGCGTTGGCTGGATCACAGATCATCGGCTCGCTGCGCGACATGGCAAAGGAGGGCCTCGAGCTCGCATCGTCGCTTGGCGAACAGGCCGAACAGCTCGGAGTCTCATCGGGCGCTCTCCAGCGCTATCGGTTCATCGCCACCCAGGTCGGGATTGATCAAGAGGTCATGGATCGCGGCCTGGCCAAGGTCACGCTCACGCTGGGCAAGCTTTCCACCGGTACCGAAAAGCAGCGGGCAGAACTCGAAAAGTACGGGATCAGTCAGGCCGAGGCCGCGCGCCTGGTGAAGATGACCGCTGAGGACGCTCTGCCATTCCTCGCCGACAAGTACGCGGCGCTCAAGTCGCCGACTGACCAGGCTGCGTTCTCGGCCGAATTCTTTGGGTCGAAGATGGGCGGCAAATTCGCGACGCTGCTCTCGGGCGGATCGAAGGGCATCGAGAGCCTGGCCGAGGCCTATCGCAAGCTCAACATTGAGATCTCGCCCGAGCAGATCAAGAAAGCCGACGACGCGATGGATTCGCTCGCGGCCCTCGCGCAGGCGCAGGAAGCGCAGCGCGCCAAGTTCGCGGTCGATAACGCCGATGCGGTGCTCAAGGGCGAGGCGGCGTGGGAGCGGCTTAAGCTGAAGGGCCTCGAGCTCGCCTCGAGCATCGTGGGGATCAACGACCGGCTCGAGGAATTCTCGGCTTGGGTCAACAAGACCGACGCGCAAGTCGGTATCTCGCTGCCCCAGATCAACGAACGGTTCGCCGCGTTCTTCCGGGACGCCGGCGCGCACTTCATGGCCAATATCAAGATGATTCGCGACTGGGGCGGTTCAATCGCCGAGCTCGCGCGAGCGGCGCCGGGCTATATCCGCGATATGGTGACCGGGATCTATAACCAGGTCGTCACCCGGCTAAACGGCTACTGGGATCAGGCTCGGGCCAAGATTGACGCGGTCAAGGGTTGGTTCTTCGGTCTCTACGACGCGGTCGTCGGGCACAGCTACATCCCCGACATGGTCGACGGGATCGCTGCACAGATGCTGCGGCTCGATACGGTGATGGTCGACAAGGCGCTGACGACGACCTCGAAGACTAAGGCGGCCTTCCAAAAGCTCGGAGAGGACCTTCAGCCGATCATGGAGCGGCTGTTTCCCGAGGCGCGGGAACTGGCAGATTACAAAAAGGAAATGGCCAAACTCGACGCCGGCATCGCGGCGGGCGGTGCGGGGGGCTACACCAAGGAGCAACTGGAAGCCGGCGTGCGCCGAGCCAACGGCCTCCCCGACGACCCGAACGAGGTCACGGCACTGCCTGAGCTCGAGGAACTGGGGCCCAAGGTCGATGAATTCGCGCGCAAGGTCGAAGACCTGAAGGACAAGACCAAAATATCGACCGTGGCGATCGCCCGCTCGTTCAAGGACATGGCCGACGAGACAATCGGCGCATTTCAACGGATATCGCAGGCGTTCTCGGGCGGCAGCTTTCTCGACAAAATCGGTGCTATCGTCGGTCTGGTCACCCAACTCGGGTCGGTCGGCGCGTTCGGGAAGACGATCCAAGGGCGGATCAACACGCCTGTGAGCACGCCGCCGATTGCCGGCGCGCGGGCGTTGGGCGGGCCGGTGCTGGGCGGGCGGGCCTATCTGGTCGGTGAGCGCGGGCCCGAACTGATGGTGCCCAGTGGCAACGGCCGGATCATCCCGAACAACGCGCTCGGCGGTTCGCGCATCCAGGTGCTGCCATCGGCCTATTTCGACGTTGCGGTCGATGGCCGAATCGTCCGCGCTTCGCCGGCGATCGCGGACGCCGGCGCAACCGTCGCCGGCAGCCGGTCGGTGCGGGCTGCGTCTCGGCGCCTGGCGGCCTAGCTCATGATCGAAATTCTGACGCCAGCGGCTTCGGCGACACCGGCGATGATCGATTATGGCGGAACCATGCCGGGCGCCGCGGGCGCGCGCGACCTGCGGCTCGATCGACCGGGCAACAAGTACAAGATCGAGGTGACTTGGCCTCGAATGCGGCCCGACGCCGCGCGCGAGTTGATCTCGGATCTCATCGCGGGGCAGTCGGAAGGCGTGCGCGTCCGTTATCCGCTGATGGGGGTAAGCCAAGGCGTCCCCGGATCCCCGGTCGTCGACGGCAGCGGCCAGGCCGGCAAGACGCTCGCGATTCGTGGGCTGACGCCCGGCTACGCGTTTCGCAGGGGCTTCTGGTTGACGCTGATCGACGACGTCGCCGCCGGCGACGCGCTTGGCGACGAGCTGCGATATCTGCATCACTGCCGTTCGGCGTTGGCGGCCAATGCGGATGGCGAGGCGACGATCGTCCTCGCCGAGGCCCTGCGTACGCCGTTCGCGGACGGGGCGACGATCTTGCTCGCGCGGCCGACGATCGAGGGGCTGCCCGAGGGCAACGAGCGTAGCTGGGTGCTGCCGGGGGAGCGTCTGGTCCAGCTGACCGTGCCGATCCGGGAAATTGCTTGATGATCTATCGGATCGGGTTGATCGGCCTCGTCCAGATCGACCTCCCCGACGCCACAATCCGCCTCTGCGAGGGCGGGTTCATGCGCTGGGCGGTCGACGGCGGCGACGTCGCGACGTTCTACAGCCACAGCCCGGTATTCGGGACGATCGCCAGCATCGACGCGGTGACCGAGGGCGTGACCGAAGCGGTCCCCGCGCTCGACCTGACGCTGCACGTGCCGTCGACCGCGGCGCCCGAGGATCTCTCGCAACCGGGCTTTCAGCGCAGCCGGGTACGTTTCTGGATCGGCGAATACGCGCCCGACGACGGTATCCTGGTCGGCGAGCCCGAGCTGATGTTTCACGGGCAGATCGACCAAACCGTCCTCGGCGAGGATGCGGGCACTTTCGACCTGACGATGTCGATCGTCTCGAGCCTCGAGCGATTGTTCCTGCGCAACCGGGGCAACAGCCTCAATCCGCGCTGGCACAAGTCGATCTGGGTGGGCGAAACCGGGCACGACAACGCGACCGGATTGGGCGTGCCGGTGGCGTGGGGCATCGAAACGCCCGCGGGGGCCAACGGCAGCGCTGGGGGTGGGCGCTTCTCGGCGGCCTATGCGGCGGGTTACGGCTCGCCGCTGGGCTCGTTCGGGCAACGGTTCGAGAGTTCGCTTTAATGAAACGCGACTGGCGCGCGCAGCCGCGGACGACGTTCGACCCAGCGATCGTCCATGCACGGCCGTTGTTCACTGCGAGGCCCGAGATGGTTCGTCGGCGCGATGCGCTGGTGAAGCTTCAGGCCAAATACCGCGGCAAGAGCTTCGACTGGAAGAAGCGGCGGACCTGCGCGCACCTGCTGCGCTCGCACCTCGTCCAGATGGGTCATCGGCCACCATCGATGCCGTACTTCACGTCGCCGATCGGCGCGGTGCGCGCGCTGCGCGAACATGGCTGGAGCAACGTGATCGAGATGCTCGATGCGCTGCTGCCTCGGATCGCACCGGCGGCGATGCTCGGCGGGGACATCGCAGCGTTTCCGTCGGAGGACGGGCTTGGGGCGATATTCGTCGCGGCGGGCGGGGGCAAGTACTTGGGCTGGCGTGAGGATCAACCCGCTCTGGTCGTGCTCGATGTGCCTCCGCGCGACCTTGCCGGGGCGTGGCGGGCATGAGCAAGACGCTCGCCAAGGTCGGCATGGTGGTTGGTGCGATCGCGCTGGTCGCCACGGGGGTCGGGGCGGTGGTCGGCGGCGGCGTGCTGGCCGGGGTCGCCGGAAGCACTTTCGCCGCGATCGGAACTTATGCCGGCCTGGCCGCCGGCGTCGCCAATCTCGGCGCTTCACTGACCCAAAAGAAACCGCCGGCGCGCGGATCGGTTACGCAGATCCTGATACAGGCCGACGCGCCGCAGCCCTACGTCATGGGCGAGGGCTACTTCGCCGGCGTGTTGCGCCACGACGCCGGCTACGGCGCGACGCTGAAGAAGGTGCCCAACCCTTACCGCGGGATGGTGATCGTTTATTCGGGCGGTGGCCCGATCGAGAGCATCACGCCGCAGGTCGACTTCGCCGCGGTCGGCAGCTGGTACTCGACGTTCCTCTACACCTCGACCGCGCTGGGCGCGTGCCCCGAGGGCGCCGCGTTGGCGCCGCATTTCGCCGGGCTGCCGGGATGGGGCGCCTCGAGCAAGCTCAGCGGCCAGGCCGCCATTCTCTGGAACTTCCTGTTCGACAAGGACGGCAAGCGGTTCGCCGGCGGCTTGCCGGTGCTCGGCGCGTACGGACAATGGGTCAAGACGTACGATCCGCGGCTCGACGACACGTATCCCGGCGGTAGCGGCGATCACCGGATCGACGACGAAGACACCTGGGAGTGGAGTGAGAACCCGGGGCTGCACGGGCTGACTTACGCGCTCGGCCGTCACCAGAACGGCAAATTCACGATCGGGATGGATCTGCCCGCCGAGAGCATCGAGATCGGCGACTTCGTTGAGCTCGCCAACGTCTGCGACGCCAACTCGTGGCGGATGTTCGGCGTGGTCACCGAACCCGGCGACCGCGAGGTCCGCTGGACAAATCTCAAGGACATCGTCGGCGCGGGCGGGGCGGAGCCGTTTATCGCCAACGGCAAACTGCGCCTCAACGTCCGCGCGCCGCGCGTCCCGCTCGACACCATCACGCCCGGCGACCTTGCCGAGGAGCGGCGCGAAGTCACCGCGATGCAGCCGCTGGCCGATCGGGTCAATTCGATCGTCCCGAAGTTCCGCTCGCCCGATCACAACTGGGAGCTGGTCGACGCCGACGCGGTGACGGTTGGCGATTATGTCGACGAAGATGGCGAGCTGATCGAGCGCGCGATCGCCTACAATTTCGTCAAGGACGCGACCCAAGGCGCGCAGCTCGCGGCCTACGACCTGGTCGACGGGCGCGAGCTCGGGCCGATCACGCTGCCGTGCAAGCCGCGGCTGCGCCACTGCCGCCCCGGTGACTGCCTCACACTCGCGCTGCCGCGGCTCGGGCTGACTACCGATGCGGTGATTCTCACTCGCAAGATCGATCCGGCGACGATGAAGGTGACCTTCACCTTCAAGGGCGAGACCCCTGCCAAGCATGAC